ACGGGGATATCCGAACCGGCGTCGGCATCCGTCTTGGAGAGGTCGACGTAGTTGTCGCCGACCCCGACCACCTTGCGCCAGTAGTAGCGGGGCTTCAAGGTCTCCATCCGGTCGACCGCCCGGCAGATGGCCATATCTCCCACGATGAAGTCGTTTTCCGAATCGATTTCGCCATCGTCCGCATAACAGCGGTAATGCGTTTCGAACTCCTCTACCCGGAAAAGGTTTCCGAAGGAGGCAGAGCTGACGATATACTCCCCGGCGATATGGGTGACCCGGTTGACCTGCGTCTCCTGTATGGTCGCTTTCTTTCGGATAAAGATGTGATCCGCCTCGATATAGGTGTTGCCCTGTTCATCGGTTCTGAACGTTCCGCCGCTTACGAGGGAGGAGTAAACTCCGATGTCCAGCCCTTTCGCGAAGGTGATTTTCTCCTGTGCCGTGTCGGGGCGCAGGCGGCTGAGCGCCTCTTTGAGGGTACGCCGCGCGCTGAACACGTTGTTGTCGGTGGGCAGGGTGTTGTCCCAGCTCCGTATGAGGTCGGGGAAAGAGCCCGACGTGGCCTCCCGCACATAATTCTCGACGGCGGTGATGTTGTCGTTGATGGTCGTCATCGCGCCGGTGCTCGTGGCGTCGCTGATTTCGAGGTCGACCTGCGAAGGGAGGTTGACCTTGCGGGTAATCTTGGTGATTCGGCTGCTGCGATAGCCCGTCTCCGGAAAATATTTGGCACTTTCGAGCCTCACCCGTCTCCCCACATAGAGGTCGATGGCATGGTCTTCGATGTAGACATGGTCGGTCGGCGCCTTGTAACGGCTCACGTCGATGGCGTTCTCCTCGTTATATTGGTCGACGGCCTCCTTGAATTCCTTCTCGGCCAACGGATAGTATTCGTCCGGCATGCGGATATTCCAAAGGATATACTTGTCGCCTGCTTGGGGCGACAAGGTGTCGTTGGGAAGCTGCGTGTCGTCGTCATAGGGCCAGATGGTGATGATCTCGAACTCCCGGGTGTCGCTGTCGTAGTTGACCTCGAAGTAATAGGTGCCGTCGGCTTCTTCTCCGAGCCCGGCCAGTTCCGAACCTTCCTGAAAGGATACCCGTTTGACCTGCCGGGCCAGCTCGTAATCGTTCGGGTCGAAATCGAGGCTTTCGTCCTTGAAATACCAGATTGTAAAGGGGTTGCCCTCCTCGTCCTTCGTCTCTTCCTTCCGCACCGAGCTCACCGTACCGATACGCTTGGGGTAAATGCCGGCGAAAGCCTCGGCTTCGTAGTGGTGCCATACGCCGTACTTGTCGACGTTCACATCGACGTGTTTCACGCCGCCGGGCAGTTGCAGCCGGGTGTGGCCGTATTTCTCCGGGTCGATGTTGCGGGAGCTGCCTATCGGGTAGAGCCGGGTGTAGAACTTGGCGTTGTCGGCCATGTCGCCGCTCAGCGAGAGCAGCCCCTTGCCGTAGGCCAGCGTCACCTCCTCGCCCTGCTCGCAGCGGCAGATATTGACGGTCTGCCCCTCGACCCACCATTCGGCGCGGTGTCCGACCTTCTCGGCCACCTCTTTGAGCGCCTCGTCGCAATACTTTCCGAAATAGTCGATGACGATGTTGTCGGCGCCCTCCACCGAGCCCACCTTCCAGTCGCCGCTACCCATGCCGTTGTTTATACTTTTCACGATCAGGGCGACATGGTCCCTCGGCGGGGCGGTCAGGGTGAAGACCGGCTCGTCGTCCCCGTCCGTGTCGTTGATGACAAGGAAGCGTTTTACAAGGCTTTCGATGCCGTAGAGCTTGATATCGTACTTCCATTCGACCGTCGACACCTGCTCGGGGTGATACCGTTCCATGAGCCAGTACTTCCTGCCCATGAACTCGGCATAGTCGTTGACTTCGAGCGCCACGTGTTCGTAGAGCGTGAACGACAGGCTGAGCGCATTGTCGCCCTGCAACTCCATCTCCTGCGTCGAGTTGTCGTCGCAGGGAACCTGTGTCTTCGCCATGCCGTCGCTGCCGTATATCGTGATCATCTTACTCTTGTTTTAAGGTCGTTTTAATACTGTTCAATCGTCATTTAAATCGTCGGGTTCGGCTCCCGAAAAGTGACGTAGAAGCGGCTCGCCTGCTTGCCTTCCCGCCAGAGGTAAGTGAGCGGCTCGTAGTCGCTCGCCTCCTTGTAGAAAACGCGAAGGGTCATGTCCAAATCGGGAAACTCGATGTCGAGCCACCCGTCGTTGCCCTGCTTCAACAGGGTGATGAAGGCCTTGTATTGAGCCAGCCATTTCTCCCGGGTGTCGGCATAGAGGGCGAAACAGAGCTTCACGTCCCGGGCCTGATTCTTCACGTCGAGCGCGGCCGAGTACTTCTCGCCGTCCTCCTCGCGTATATCCACGGCCACATGGGTTTTCGTCTTGGCCGGCGACAGGATCGCCTTCAAGTTGTTGCGGTCGCCCCGCCTTTTCTCGGCCAGAAACACGCCGTACTCCTTCCAGATGTCCGTACCGTTGACGAGCGCTTTCCCGCCCAATATCGCATCCATTGCCATATCTCGTTGATTTTAACAGGTTGTCGTCATTTCATCTTCAAGCCGTCGCGTACAATTTTTTTTATTTCGTCCTTAATCTCGCCCAAATGCTTGGCGCTGGCGCCGGTGTTCTCCTCGATACGCCGCAGGTGGTCCACGGCTGCGCCCATCTGCTCGCTCACGTCCTGCATCCGCTCGTCGATGCTGGCCCAGTGCATCTGGCCGGAGACAAAGAGCCCTTCGAGCTTAGTGCCCTGTTCTTGGCTCATGGCGGCGAACCCGCCCGGTTTCCCGCTCTGTGTCGTTCCGCCGTCGTCCCCGGTATAGCCGGTAGCCTCCGATATGCTGTCGCGGATATGGAGGCCTTTTTTCACAAGTTCCTCCCACTGTTTGTTCAAGTCCTCGATTTCCTCGTCGGTCAGCTCTCCATTGGACATGGCCCTTCCGAAGGTGGCGTACCAATCCTCCATATCCGTTTTGAGCCATTCGTCCAGCTTGGTCTTCAACAGGGCGCGCATCAGATACTCGCTCATGTCGTCGGAAAAATCCTCCCAGTCCGACGACATGTCCATCAGCATGTCGATAAAGCTGTCATACACGCTGTCGAAGGAGACCTGCGTGATACTCTCGTAATAGGCCTGTTCCAATTCTTTCCGCTGCTCGGCGAAAGCGATATAGTCGTCCATATACCGGGCGGCATCCTTGTAGCCCGCATCGGCATAGTCCTTGATTTTCGCATAAAGGTCGGGCGCTTCCCGGGCGACCTTCGCCATCTCCTCGCTCGACAGGTTCCAGAAATCGGCGGCCTCGCCGATCGTCCTTCCGACTACCTCGCTGATACGCTGCCATTCGTTACCGCTCATGGCATCGTCTATTTTTTTGTTGGAGGACTTTTTGCCGCCGATTCCCCAAAGCCCGTTGCTGTAAGCGGAGGCGCTCCGCCGCATTTGTTCCTGTGTATTAGCCTCCGTTTCGTTCAGACGGGCCATCTGCTTTTCATAGAGCTCCGTGGCTTGTTGGCCGGAAGTACCCTTTATCTCCTCGGTCAACGACTCGATGGCGGCTATCAGAGCTTCGTTCGTCAAGCTCAGGCGCTCCATGTCTTCTTCCAAACGGGGGTCGCTGTCCCCGTTCCCCACCAGTTTGCCCAACCCCCCGAACGATAGAGCGTCGAGGATATTGGCCGCTCCTTTCAACAGGGACTCGCCGATTTGCTGAAAAAGCTCCAACGAAAAGATATTGTCGATAATGCCGCTGACGGCGCCGAGCACGGTGTCTATCAACCCCGCGACGATACCCCCGATACCCTCCGTCGCCAATTCGTCCAAGATGGAGAGTATGGCGGAGATGATGGAGCCGGCCAACCCCGAATTGCCCAATCCTTCCGCAAGGGTTTGGGTGACGCTGCTGTCCCCGAAGATTTTCTCGAATCCTTCCGCGAGGGAGCCGCCGAGTTTTTCGGTCAGCTTGCCGCCGTTAAACAGCTTGTCGAGTTGCATGACGCCTTGTCCTATGCCTTTCAGGTTCCCCGACGAAAGGTTTCTCAGCCCCGATTCTAGGTTGCGGAACATGCCGGCTGCCTGTTCCGAGGACTCCCGGAGGCTGGTAGTGGTGCTCTGCACCTGCGTCCCGAACATCTGCACGTCCCGCGATGCCTTGTCCAGATTCTTCGCGGCCTCTCCCACGTAGAGCTCGGC